TTAGACGGCTTGTTGTTGTGTGAAACTACAAAGCCCTCAGGCTTCGATGGGCGACCTTCAATAGAGTGTCCGTATGTGCTGTGTGACGACAATGCGTGTACGAGGGAATTCTTTGCTTCTCCGACATGATGATGCGCTGAGAAAAGGTGCTCAAAGTCTTGCTTGTGTAGATGTACGTCTGCAACTTTGCCATTGCCACGATCAATATGCGCCTGCTTTGCCTTTGCGGTCTTTACGCTCCCCGATGCCTTTTGATAGTGTGCCTGTAGATGCTTTTTGTACCCCTCTACTGAAGGGCTCGTCCCAGCAACAACGTTTTTGTTGACGAATGTTTTTAGGTGTTCTGTGTGCTGCCCGATAGCAGCATGACCTTCTTTCGTGATTTTGGAATGATGCGTCATTGCTTTACGCATGTGGTGCAGATACTTATGCTGTGCTTCTGGTGAGTAGTGTGACTTCGCGCCCTCGACTTTTGGTTCGATCACATGCACGTCCTTGTGCTTCTTGAATGCGTTTACTGGAGGATCGAAGTGCGCCTTCATGTCATGGAAACCAGTGCCCTTGTAGTGCGTATGAACCACCACCCCAACTTTAGCCTTACTGATTTTCCTACCTTCTTCACTACGCTTGTCTACAGAATAGGTGATTGTGTTCGGCTTGAAGTGGTGTGACTTTTCGGCTGGGTTGTTGGCAATGTCGTGATGCGTGTACATCAGGTCGCCCTGAAAGACGCCAGATTTTGGAGTTGCTTTTGGTAGATGGTGTAGCGCAGCGTGCAGCTTTTGACGTAGCCCAGGAGACTCATGGTTCTTGTCAATGTCTGCGTGCGAGTGATTCAGCTTTGGATTCTTGGAGAATGCGGACTTGGTAGCGACGAAAAACTTGCCTGTATCTGGATGATGCCCGAACACAATGCTCGGCGAACCATCGTACTTCGTTGTGACTGAGGTGTGCTTGTCTGACTTGCCTGACGCCAGATGCGAATGAACGGCATCTAGGGTCCGTACTGCATGGTGGAATCCGTTCTCGCCTGCATTGATCAGGTGATCTTCGGGATGCTCTAGGTGGCGGAGCTTGCCATCATCGGCACCTTCACACAGAAACTCGGTATAGGTGAAATCAAGATCCATTGATGCTCCAAGAGTTGGAGCAAAGGAAGGTAGAGCTTACGCCCTAAACCACTCTCACATGCTCCATCTAATCAAAAACTACGAACAGTTTGTTGCAGCCTGCAACTTGCCTATATGCTTGTGCATTGTCTCTACTAGAGTCGTCAAAACTACTATCTCAGCCTGTAGCAACAGAATTCTATCTACAATGGCCCTTTTTTCCACCATTGTTAGCGGTACTCCGTACTCTTGCTCAAGGCTTTCTTTCGATGCTGGGCCTTGAGCAGATACAGATACCGCAATACACAATAGGAAAACAGCAAGCTTACTTGAGTAGTGTTTCATAGTGGTCCATAGTTAGCGTTTCGTCCTTTGATAACGAAATTGCCTTCTCGGCCACTTTGTGTAGGTCCATATCAGTCTTTGCATCCTCACGCGCCCATTCCAAAAGGCGGATGAACAGAGGAACATTCAGGTGAATGCAATCCCCCTCTGCCTGGGATTCGGTGTATAGTTGCGCGAACGTTTTCATCTTGTTATTTATCGATCCTCATAGCTGGACGCCCAGTTTATCTTTGACAACATCCCAGCGGTGCTTGCTGCGGAAGTAGTAGCGATCATGGCTCTTGCCCATATTCTTGAGAGCAAACGTCGGTTTGCCAGTAGTATCTAGCCCCATCTTCAATACATTCAGGTCTTGGAATGTCGTCTGAATGAGTGGCGACACATCGAACTTGTCTGCCTTGTTAGCGTCTACTAACAACATCCCAAGCCCATAGACGATGTTGGTGGCTGTGTACTCCTTCTTTCCCTTGATGTAGTCGGTCTTCTCTTTGTCAGAAAGACGCAGGCGTGGAAGGACGTATTCGTCCATGAAAGTCTTATAGGACGAAGGACTTGACAGGCGCATCTTTGACAACACAGAGGTCTTTGAACCTTCCAGCACTCCTGCGTCAGACGCGAAGTTTATCCGTTTGAGTGCTGTGAGAACGTTCCGTGACATGGTTGGCGGCAGCATGTTTGCCTTGATGAGGATTCCAACAGACGTTGCAATGCCTGCGAACATGCCCATCTTCGCCAGCTTCATCATTACCTCGGCAGCGATCTTGGCTTGCGGAGGCACCTTACTCTTTTGGAGCAGCCGCTCTACTCGTTCGTTGATCAATGCAGGGGCAAGGGTATTCGATGTTCCACCAGCCACCTTTGCCGAGAAGCCCGTGTACTTTCCTTTCTTGCCGAGAAAGTAGTCGAACAGCTCGTAGTTAGAACGCACAGGGAAGACCACCTCATCGTAGTCCCCTGTCTTCAATAGATGGATAGGGCCTAGCACTTCGCCAAAATAGGACTTGACCACGTTCATGTCGATATGTTCCTTACCCACCTTGTAGAGTGTGTCAACCCGTTCTGGCTTTCTACCAGTCTGTGCGTATTCTGTCAGAGCCTCAAGGTAGTTCGTGAATGCAGGAGGCAACTTCGTCTTGTCGATTGCCTTGAGTACGAAATCGACATACTTGGCAGCAGGCATCGAAATGAACCGATCGGCTGGCTTTCGGACAAGTTGCGGTATGTCTACCGTCTTGATCGTCTTGAACATCTCCGAAGGCTGAAGTACCGACTCTGCCATTGTTTTCTCCGCAAAAGGAAAGGGCCCGAAAGGGCCCTTGTGCTGCTATGTCGTGGTTACTTGAACATATTGACCCACACATATTTAGACTGCTTAGAATAGGAGCATAGCCCCTTTCTTGCTTTTGCCGTGAACACTCCGTTCGGAAGATCCTTCCAGACCTTGCGATAGTGTCTTGAGATTGACTCCACGCTGTTCGGCACTGCCTGCAGGTCTTCTGGCAACCAAGGGATTTCTGGAGACCCAACAACGTTGACACCTTGGCTTACTGCGTCGGCTGCGACGATGTTGAACGTCTCGGAGAAGGTGACTTGGGTTACGATCTCCATCTTTGGAAGTAGGTCAAGAAAGTCTCCATGATCCATCCATTGATGCTCGACCAGCGTATGCTGTCCATCCAGTCGCGCAAAGATGCCGCGCAGGTTATTCAGAATAGGCGAGGCATTACCTTCGACCCGAGTGCTGTTGATGTGGAAGCGCAGCTTTGCGTTTACGTCCTCTGCAAAGTCAATCGCGGCAAGCGCCTGATTCACATGATTCTTTAGGGGACGAATGGCCCCAAAGCAACCGATATCGACCGTCCTGAACTTGGAAAACTTGTTCAGTACGTCACGACGCCAATCGAAGAATGGACCATCCTCTTCTAATGGGTAGTAGTTTGGCAGATAGACCACCGAACCAGGCACCTTTGCGGCGCGTGCAAGGTTCTGGATGTCGTTCGCAGCATCCTTTGAGTTGCAAGCAACCGTGATACCACGACTCAGATAGTCAATCGTCCATCCAAATGCGATTCCCTCATTTGCAAGGAACTCAGACTTGGAATGATTGCGAACCATCCACCTAACCTTAGGGTGCAGCTTCGTCAAAACTTCAAACTTCTCTGGGATCACCCAGTACGCCTCTACGATTACATGCGTAGGACGAAACTTTGTCACTTCGCGGTCGATGTGGTTATTGTCAAACACATGAACCAACTTAGCCTCAATGCCCTCGTCATTGAGCATGTCAACAACGAATCGAACAGAGTTGTAAAGACCAGACGATAGGTGTCCACCGCTGTCACTATAGTTCCAGCAACCAGGCATACCCGCATCACGATGTTTAAGCACGAACAAGATTCTATTTCGTGAGTGGCAATGCATCTTAGTTTCCTCTTTGTTGTTATTCTTCTAGGGTGTGCTACACAGGTATTTATGCCACAAAAAAAGCCGCCCCGCGGCGGCTTTTTCTTTATTTGGTGCGAGTAGTGGGATTCGAACCCACACTTGAGGGATTTTAAGACCCTTGCCACTACCAATTGCGCTATACTCGCAAGAAAGATGGCAAATGATGGAAGGCTTCAAGCAACGCGACACACGTCCATCCAATCATAGATAGCAACCAGCCCTCTTTTACGTCCCCTGCTGTCGTCCGAAACTTGTATGCCGAATTGACGGCGAGATAGAGAGAAATTGCAACCATCAACCAATGAATTGCAGACATAATGGTGCCTCCTAAAGGAATCGAACCTTTGTAAACGACTTACGAGGCCGTTGTCCTACCACTGAACGAAAGAGGCTTTGACAGTATTTAGAATAGTTTGCCAACGCAGACCCCAGCGACGACGAGAGCAACGACGCCCACGCTCAACATCATCGGATCTCCATCTGCATTACCAATGAGCATAGCTCCAGAAAGGAACAGCATGGACGTAATCAACATACTGAACCACATCGGCACAATGATCGCAGCAGCCATATGACCTCCAAGAAGGGGCCGAAGCCCCTTTCTCAGATAGCGTACCGATCCACCATCACCGTGTCAAGCATGATGGCTTCTGGTGTGAAGCGGTCAAAGTCAGCCTTCAGTACCCCTTGCATTACTGCTGGCGAGAAGCCCGAAATCAAAGCCACCCCTTGATCGTTGAAACGTGCAGGCACGTTGTCATACGAGTTCAGGTTCCAGAACACGATCTTTGGAAGCTCATAACCAGCAGCCTCGAATCGTGCGCGGGTAGCCTCAAGTGCCGATCCACCAAACTTCGCGCAGGCATCGAATTGCATGTCCGACAGAATCAACAGCATGGTCGGCATGTCCTTTGCAGGCACCGCAAACGTCTTTGCGTGCGAAAGAATCTTGTCCATCGCCTTCATCAGGTCGGTGTTCATCGCCCAGCTGGATTGAGCCATTTGGTCGATCTTGGACAGAACATTCCCCTTCAGATGCAGCAACTCAGGCGAACCCGAGAAGGTCAAGAAGGTGTCCTTGAACGCGCCACGGTTCTTGTCAGCAACGTACAGACCCAAAGATACCGCCACTTCAAGGCACGATACCTTCGTAGGCGACTTCCCCGCACCAATTGGGCAAGTCATGGAACCCGAAACGTCAACCATCGCCAGAACGTTGGTACCGTCCATGTAGTCAGGCAACGCTTCCCATTGCGACAGAATCACTTGTCCTTCAGCTTCGGACGGCGGGCGACCGTAAACGCCCATCAACCCTTGCAGAACTTGGTACGGGAAAACAGCACCTGCATTCACCTTGTCCGTACCCTTTGCCAAACGTGCAGCATAGGCTTCGTATGCTTCCTTCGCGTTGCGATAGAAAGCACCCTTGTAGCGGGTCGATGCCAACGAAGGCAGCTTACCGAATTCGATCTTGTCCCATGCCTTCGCGCACATGAGAGTTTCAACCACGTTGGTCAGACCAACGAGAGTCTTGCGATATTGCTTTGGCGACATGCCCATGTACTCACGCAGGGCGATTGCGTCCTTACCCTTACGAGGCATCCACTTCGCTGCCAGGCCGTCACCAGCCAGAAGCGCCATGTGGATGAACGCGAACGCTTCTTCGCGAAGCTTTTCGTCATAACGAAACACCAGCAGGTCATCCCAACGACCAACTTCTGGAGTCTTGTACATCAGCGCCCTTGCGGCAGCTGGGTCGCGCACTTCCAGATATTGGAGAATGTCGCGGTAGATTTGACGTTCGCCAGCACCACCACGAACGTCACGGGCCCATTGCGCGAGGCGCAATGCGACTTCGCGGTTTTCTTGCAAAGCCTTTGCGAACAAAGGCGTCACATCGCGACCGCGGGAAGCGCCGATCTGGTAGAACAGGTCTACAGTGGCCTTCAACGAACCAACGAATGCCTCCATGCCGTTGGTGGTAGTGGTACGTTCTGCACCGACATTGGTGACAAAAGTGTTCATCATCATCTCCTTCATGTTAACGGAATCGCGCCTTTCGGCTATGGTTTCTTGTTAAGAGAAAGTTTGGTTGTTTGCTGAAACGATTCCACTTGTTTGTAACAGGCTAGCACGTTTAACGTCCGCCGACCTTTTGGGTTGCTGAATCTAGCCTAAAACACTACAGAACAAAAACGGGATAGGGGGTCTGTCTTGATAGACGGGTCCAGTACCCGTGGTCCGTTGCTCAAAATGGGAGGTTGTACGTCCCCGCGGCAACGTCATGGCTTTGTTAGATTGCTGAAACTATCCCTTTGTCTCACTCAAGATTCCTATTATAGCACCTTTTGGAATCTTGTCAATCGGTAAATCTAACGCAGTCCTTCTTGTCTTGCCTTTCGCCTTAACACCTGGCGAGAAGGAATGTCTGCTGGCCGCACCAGTTGAGTCGGGTGACTCGGATTCGGCACAAATGCTGGGGAGACGAATCCTCGCTTATTGCGTCGTGCGATTTCTCGCTTACCTTGATGGGCAGCCCGTTGCTCATATTGCTTAGGCTTATACCACGCCCGCGCCGGAAGGTTCAATGCGCCCAGATCAAACAGGATCTTCTCCGCCATGTTGCCGATGATGGGCTTCACTACCTTCTTGCTCATTTCCTCGACGGCTGCATTGTTGCCGTCAATGATTTCTTCGGTAGTCACAACTTCACTCGCCTCTACTTTATTTTCATTATCCATGCGCCCCATCCTTCAGTTTTATGTAGCATGATATCGTGTGCAGCAACGAAGGCATTCGTAACTTCCGTAGCCCCATCGCACCCATTTGCACCATAGTCATCCAATACCATGATGCCACCTTTGACTAATCTAGGCCAGATGAAATCTAAACAGCCGTGATACGCGAGCCCAGAGTCAACGTCAATATGCGCCAATCTGATTTGCGAACCCTCTAGACCAAAAAACGTATTTGGAATGATGCCTTCATGGATACACACATTGTCATGTGCATCCTGCAAGGCGCGGATCGCCTCAAATTCTGCCTCTGTTATCGCGAAACGGCCGTGCAGTTTCGGTTCGTCACCGATCCTTGGAATCCCGCCACCGAAAGTGTCGAACAAACGCAGCGTGGTAGGGCCGATGATCTTTAGCAACTCCATTGCCGAACCACCACGATAGACACCACACTCCCAAACTTCTCCGTCTAGGTGATTGGTGCCGATAGCAGACATCCTTAGTCGGGCAAGTTGTTCAGAACCGCAGATTGATTTCATCATGTTCAAAAAGGTGATTGGTGGCCGTAGCCGGGATTCTGTTCTATGCTACGATTTATCTTCGCCGCAACCCGAGCCAATAAGCAAGGAATTCCCTGGCTCTGTTTGCGTTGCTGGCTGTATCACGGTAGTGTCAATGACCGAAGTCTCCTACTCGTTCCTTGCGCCAGTCCCGAACTTCCTCAGAGATTGCTCTCCGCCGTAACTCGCCTGCCAATCATTAAGGCCCTGGATTATCTGTCAACTCACTTGGCTTAGGCACCACGTGCCATGGGTTCTTTTCTGCGTACCGGTACCCATCAAACTGTCGCCTCCCAAAATCTTCCGCAATCTCAGCAGAACTAAAAAGGTCTGGGTCAAATGCGCTGCCATAATCCTGCCAATACAGACCCCACCAAGGCTTGACCTGAATCTTGTACCTATTCAAGCCCTCATGTCGAAGAATTCGCCAACGCATGTTATTTCCTTCTCACAATCGTAGCCATCACATCACCATCATAGGTGACAGTTCCTGGAGAAATGGCATACTCTAGAAGCGCCTCATATCGTTGTTCGAAATTCACTGGGGCGCTCGTCAGATGCAGAAGCTCCGTAGCAAAACGGACGGCCGCATCTTTGTCTTTGAAGCCTTCGATTACAATTCGTGCCATTACATTCTCCAGTTATGGTAGGGGCGCCGGGGGTCGAACCCGAACCAGGGGATTAAAAGTCCGCTGTGCAGAAGCCGCTACACCACACCCCCGCAAATTCACTTCGCCGGAGCCACCTTGAAACCGTGCTTCTTGGCTAGCTCCTCCAACAATTGCTTTTCTGTCTTGGCCTCCTTCAACAACTTCTTTTGATCACGGACAGCCTTCTTGGCTTCGCGGGCCGCCCTCTCGGCTGCCCTACGCTTTTCTTGCTCATCCACCCACTTGTCAAACCTCTCGACGGTGGTGAGAATGAACTCATCGGAAGACTCGCGTTCGATCAGTCTATATCCTTGTTCGTAAAGCTTCAAGGCGTGAAGGGCCGAAGAAAGCTTTTTAAAGACTGGCTCTTCTACCTTCTGCCAATCGGTGATCTTCGACTTGACAAGGTCTACTGTATATTGATAGTCCTCGTAAGAACCTTGATGCTCACCAACTATCCTAATTATCGCTATCTCTCGCATGATATTATCCTGGCACGCCCGGAAGGATTCGAACCCTCGTCTGTCTGAGGTAGAAGCTCAGTGCCATAGTCCACTCGGCCACGGGCGCATTGTATTTGGAGCCACCGACAGGAATCGAACCTGCATCTGAACGGTTTAGGAAACCGTTGCCTCTCCATTAGACTACGGTGGCATTGTGTTTGGCACCCCCGGAGAGATTCGAACTCCCGACCGCAACGTTCGAAGCGTTGCATTCTAGTCCTCTGAATTACGGGGGCACTACTTCCATTCTTTTACGTCTATTTGAACACCATCCTGATAGCCAACCATACGGCGGCTATAGCCAGAAAGACGAGCAAAGTATTCCTGATCCTTCTTGTGAAAGGCCCAATATGTCTTGTAGGCCTTTTCAGTCTCGTATAGCTTGTGTTTCGATTTACGCCACACATTACGTTTGTCATCACGGTACTGGAATTCGATCTTGAACATAGTATTTATTCGGTTGGTGGGTAAACGTCGCCATTTTCATCAATCTTCTTTTCCTCGTAGACCGAAACCGCCCTACGATAGAATTCCAGCTTCACGCACTCCAGCACGCCCACAAGCGCATTATAGTCGGCATACGTCTTGGGGTCAGTTGCCAACAGCAAGTTGGTGATGGCATAGTTGAGATTGCCCGGGCCGACGCCCGTTTCTTTACGCAATGCCATTACAGCACGCCAAATCGGCGGACGATCCTTGGTCACAATGTAAGGCATATCACTTTCCCCAATATTCGTCGATCAAATCAACAATCGTACTCGCAAAAACACCAGCACCGAAGAATGCAAACCCAATCCAACCTTCATGCGGAAAGAAGTGGCTCGTTGCAACAAAGATTGCCAGCCAGACTGCCCACGCCATTAACCATCTCATGTCATTCTCCAAGAACGCTCATCATGAACTGATACCGATCGGGATGCCCTTCATGTGTCTCGGTGATGACATCCACGCAAGTCTTACAGTACGTCGGGTTGACGCGAGACACGAAATGGTGCCTCTCTTTATGAAAGACCTCACCACACAGGCCACACAAGTAATCGTTGTTCACTCCACGATTGCCGTACATATCACGTTTCAGAATGCCTTCAGGCAGCTTGTCGAGATACGCCAGCATATCGTCAAACTGGGTGAAGATCCGAGTAGACAGACCTTGCAGCCAACCCGGAACTTCGTTCACCCAATCTTCCCACTTCGACACAACGAATAGTGGAATGTCGTTGTTGTAGGCGACCTGTGCCTCACTAATCGTACCAGCACCACGGCGGACACTCTCATCGTAGTATAGAATCACCGCATGAGAGTGCTTCTCCACCAACTCAATGTCAGCATGAATGAAATGCTGACGGACATTCGACTTGTATTGCAGGTGGTTGCCGTTCTTCTCTGTGAAGTAGAGGTTGCCGTGCTTCTCATTGTATCGCTTATCCAATGCAGTAATGTCGATTGGGTAATACCTCATTGCGAACAACTTATTGGCCACATACTGTCGCCACTCAGAACCCAAATCTTCCGCAAACTGCATCCCACCCGACAGATAGATGCTGCCACGGTTGAAAAAGACGTTGCCCATCAAACCTCCAAAAGAATTTGGTGGGTATACGCCTTCTTCTGATACCCACGCGCAGCAGTCACAATGACCGTATCTCCAACCGGAGTTCTGCGAACATCATGTGTATGACCGTGAAAGTATACAGCAACCTTCTTGTCGTTGTCAAGGATCAGATTCTCTAGATCCGTTGCTGCGTATGCATAGTCGATCAGGTTCCCACCATGCTGGCTGTTGCAATGCGCCATGATCGGTGCATGATGCGTCATCACCACTACAGGCACCTCGCCCTTGATCGCCTCCACTTGCTGTACCAGCCACTCACGGTTCTTGCGATACAACTCAACCGTATCGTACGGCTCAATGCGGACAAAGGTGAAATTCTCGTTCAGTTTGCGGATGTGCCAATAGTCATTTAGGCCCTCTTTGACGGCCCCCATTACAATCGGGTCTGCGGCACGCAGATCAGTCCACAGCGTGGTGGCAATCACTTGCACGCGGCCATCAATGTCAATTACGTCATTGTCCGCAACAACAAGGTTGTCAATGTGCTTGGTCGCATCACGAAGGGCATTGATTCCCTCGGCCAACTCCTCATGGTAGAATTCGTGATTGCCCGCAATCATGATCACCTTCTTGTAGGCTGCACAGATAGCCTCAAGGTCCATCAACGGGCGGCGCTTGAAAGTGCCACCAACACCATCATCCTTGCGTCGAAAAGCATTGATTTCGGCCGTATCCCCTGCGATCAGAAGAAGGTCGTTCTTGTGTTCGCCATTGACGAGCGGCCCATTCAGATGGTATACGAGGTCGCCGGCGTGGGTTCGGATTAGGCGATTTAAATCCAAATGCAAATCAGTTACGCCGTAAACACGCACGATCATCTCCAGAAAAAGGTGGAGCTTTCAGTTGTACAGAAAGCTCCAAACTCTACGGCCGGGGAGTCAAGTTGCCGAAGCTTGCTTCGCGGGCCGCATCCCGCGTTACCCCAAATTCTTGGTCGTCATAGTTGGAGTCGAACCAACCTTGGCCTCGTTATGAGCGAGGTGCATCAGACCGCTCTGCCATATGACGTTACTGTACCCACCGCGTAAAGCAATTTCCTTGCTGAAAGAATGGCGAGTTGCCAGACTGCACACAAACCACGATTGGTTGTGGCGGATGCACCGGACCCCAATGCTGCACAAACGGTTGTGGCCAGACAGGGACAACTGGCATCGGCGCCACAAACTGTGGCCCACCCCACGCGCCCCAACTACCGACCATCGCGCCGGCAGCAAACGCGCCGGCGACTGCCCAACCATTGTTGTGATTGCCTTGCCAATGTCGGCCACCGTTGTTGGGGCCTTGATTCCAATTATGCCCACCGCGCCCGCCAGCGACAGCAGCAGTCGCCATCAACATCGCTACAAGAAACACCGTAAGACGTTTCATTTTCACTCCAATCTGGAAGCGGGGATGGGAGTCGAACCCACTATCTACGGCTTATGAGACCGTAATGATTTGTGCGATTATTACACCGCTCATCCGTTTCACTCACCCGCATTAACTGGCACCACGTAGAGGAATCGAACCCCTGTAGTCACGCTTCGTAGGCGTGTGCCTCATTCCGCTCGGCCAACGTGGCATAAAATAGTGTCAGCACGCCCTATGACGAGCATTGCGCTCGTCGCCACATCGCTTGTGGCCCCGCTGACTGCATATTGGCAAGACTGCTAGGGTCTCACCTTTATTTTTGGGCCTAGCACCCATTGACTTACTTTTGGCTCCGGAGGCTGGGATCGAACCAGCGACACACGGATTAACAGTCCGTCGTTCTACCGCTGAACTACACCGGAATTATCTCGCTTGTATTTATCTCAAAACCTCGAAAATGGTGGCCTACTCGCTGCGTCCGGTTTCTCTATGGCTATACGCTAGCCGGCATCCGCTTTTGGCCATTAACCTTTACTTCAGGCCGGCCTGCTTGAGAATCGCCAACACATCGGCGTCGTTCTCGCCCTCAACTTCTTCCACGCCGTCGATCACATCGGCGACGTCCTTGACCTTCTTCGCCGAACGAGTCGGCTTCGCCGCCTTCTTCGCGCCCTTCGTGGGCTTGGTCGGCTTCGTCGCCTTCTTCGGCTTCGACGCCGCGACCTTCGCGGTGGCGGTTTCGGTGACTTCCGTCACTTCAGCCTTCTTCGCCGCGCCCTTGATATCAACGTACTTGTACCCAATAACATTGCGCCCATCACGGACGGACTCAATGTTCATGCCCTCAGCCTTCAGATCCTTGATGCACGCACGCCAATATGAGGCGCCGACCGCATCGAAGACCTGCTTCTCCGAAAGCACCTTGCCCGAATGGGTCTTGAAGGCCTTGCGAAGATTGTCCAGACGATTCACCGAAGTTTTCGGACGAGACATAACTATACTCCTATCAAATTGGAAAGATCACTCAGAAACTTGTATTGCTTCGAAGAAATGCGTGATGACGGGTTCGACATTCACCCTCGCAAACTCCTTGAGAAACGCCTGCGCCTGTTCGGCGTGCCCGTCATCCATGAAGGTCTTGGTCTCGACTTTGACTTCGGTCGCCACCGAGACTCGCGTACCGTATCGCATACGGGCAAACTTCTTCATCGTTTTCTCCGCTCATTGAACAACGAACCGCAAGTATAGCGCACCTTTAGCCGCTTGTCAAGCCTTTCCTTTTGCCTATTGGAGGGTCGTCCCTACAGGAGCGCACGGCGGCTCGCCCACGAACTTCGCATGACCTTGAACGATCTGCTCAAACGCGCCGACCATTTGTTGATTGGCGAATTCAAACAACGCCTCGGCCAACTCAAGCTTCGACGCATAGCCGAGGTCTTCGTATCGCGTATGTGACGTAAGGAAGACATTGTAGATCATAGACCCAACGAAGCGCGACACTTCGGCGAGCACCTCGTTGCCCGGCGAGTCTGTCACTTCGCTGGCCGAAGTCGCAAAGTCATGCGCCGCAGTTTGCAGGCGCAGTTGCAGTTCTTCGCGGATCGAATCAAACGACTTGTTCATTTGCGTACTCCGAGGTAATAGTCCACACTAATATGTTCGAACGCGGCATCGATATCGTCGCCCACAGCCGAGTTGGTCTTGCCGTAAATAAAACCAACAAGCCCAACGTCAATCCCGTAGAGACGGCTCTCGTTAGATCCACCCATGTAGATGGAAAACGCCCGCTCCGCGAGCCTCTGCACAACCTGTTCGTAGGAACGAATTGCATCTGTCATCTTCACTCCTCGTTCTTGACGGCGGCGTTCTCGCGGTGACGATTCTCGCGGTTAACCTTCCGCTTGTTACGGTGCTTCGCGCTCGCCGTCCAGATGCCGTCATCGGTCCAGCCAGTGTAGCGATCAGCACGCTTGAGGTGCTTCTCAAGCTTCAAGGCCCCGTCACGCCCTTGCTCGACGGGGTTGTTGTCAGCCTGGTGCCATTGCTTGTACCCACTCGGGTACTTACGAATCGTGCGAGCCACAGTTACCTCTTGGGAGGAAAAAGCTTTTGAAAGACCTCGTCAGGACCGAACGTGCTGTAATAGCGACTCTTGTATGATCCCTTGTAGTCCCAGATGCCGCAGAATACACCATCGACTGCGAACCCCCAGCTATACTTCACCTTGTCAGGGTCATCAAGGACGTTCGGCTTGAAACCGAGAATGGCGGAAATTTCCGCCACCGTGTAGCCGACAATCGCGCCAGTGCGGTAATCGCCTGGCTTGTTGATAGGTACGATCTTCATTCATTTCTCCATTGACTTCGTTGAGGTCTTCATCTTCACGATCTTCCAATCAGCCGTCTGTCCTTCTATCAGGCTGACGAACACGGTGTCACCGCCAAGCGTGCGAACAACGGGCCGCTCACCTCCACGTGAGGTCACGACAATCGTCACCACAAACTTGCGAGTCTTAGACAACATCATACTCCTCATACGGCAGGGGCTCGGGGTCCGAAAACACGCGAGCAACCAGCGTGAAGTCTTCCGCGCCGATCGACGGATCGTCGTCATCATCGAACGGCAGGTCGCGGTGAAACTCCATCCACTCCTTGACTTCGCTGCGCGTCACATGCCCGCGCGGGCGAAAGCCGTTGCGATCCTTGTACGCATCCGAGTAGAACCCGTACAGATCACAGTCCACATCCGCGCAATGCGCGGCGGCACCGAGAAGGACCTCAAGCGCCGCGACGGTCGCATCGTACATGCGGTTCGCCTCGTCACGCGCAGCGTCGTCGCCGCGCGAGAGGGCGTCATAGGCGGCAGAGCGGAACGCGCTCTGCTCGTCTTGCAACTTTTGAACCGCCGTCATCGTCGCATCCATCCGATTACCCCTTCGCGAGAGTCTTGGCAAACTTGTTGCGGAGATAGTCGGGCGCGTAACCGCGCTTGATCGACACCACCGTGACCTTACGCGCACGGTACAGCTCGCCCGTGAGACCCGTTTCCAGAACCTTCGCTTCGCGAAGCTCCTTCGCCGTCTGAAGCGCGGACGCACGCGACACGCACTGGATGAACTGCACCGACTTGCGACCAGCACCGAGACCAGTCAGCATTTCTTGTTCCCAAAGCACAGCAGCGGGCGACTTGGACATTAGCGTTCCTTTATGAATTACTCAATCGACACCGCTATCCTACGGCAATCGGTGAACCGTGTCAAGCCTTTTCTGAAAATTCTTTCCTCAATGGAATCAAGCACTTACAGAAACCCTATATAAATCAAGCACTTAGCTCGGAACCCGCGTCTGCCCCTGGGGTCAACGTAGCTGGCGGGGTCGCTCAGGCTCAGGAAGGGGCTATTCCTGCGTCGGAATCCGCCCCTTCTGTCTCCTGCTTCGTCGCGTAGACTGCTCCGCAGCCCGTAATCCCGAGCCTTTTACTCGGGCTTGTTCAACTTTTGCCCTTGTTCATGTAACGTGAACACCACATTTCGATGAACATCAAAATGACCCTAGCCCTGATCAGCACCCGCTTTCGCAGCACTTTTAGGCTCGGTCAGGAGACCAGGAAATGCCACGCGAACGAGTGCCTCGTCCACACCTGGATATTTCTCTGTCAACTGACCGTCCTTAATCGCGACCAGAAGGTCTGCGTCAGATTTATCTAGACTCTCCAGCAGATCAACGAACAGCATTTCCTTTCGAATACGCTTGATGTTCGTGTATGCCTTCTCGTAGAGATAGAAGGTCTTCGTCTGACCGCGAAGGTTGTTTCGTGCATACCCTTCAGGAACAGCCTCATTGCGCCGTGTCGGCGGATAGCCCGGTGGTAAGTCCCATGTAAAGTTGGGATCAAACGCAACGGCCAGCACCAGCTTGATGCCCGGGTCTTCGTACTTACGAAGCAACGCTACACGGTCCTCCGTTACAGGCGTGCCACTCAATTCACCTAGAATCTGTGGAATAGTCTTTTGCATTAGAAGTCTCCTACAACCTCAATCATGTTACGCATACGTTGCTTGATAAAGTAGTCAAGCAATCCCCGACGGCTATTAGTCTTGACTGCATGATATCTAGACATGATATCCTGCCGCACCTTTTCAGGGATGCATCGCAAGTCAATGAGATTCCTGTTGCGCTCAAACCATTGCAACTCTTCCGGAGTCTCGCAGAAATCTTTTGGATCTTTGTGAAGGTAGTTCGGCAGCTTCTTCTCCATGATCGCCTTCTGCCGCAGATCATCGACAAACGCATTGTCAGGGGAACGGAAATTAGGAACGCCGTCGCCCTTGTCTCCACGAATGATATGCTCGCGCAGCGACAGTTCCGGCCCGCCCTTACCCTTCACCCACTTCTTTAGGATCGGACTGTACTGCTTCACGTTGCTATACCGTTGAAGCTGGTGAAAGTCCTTGTCGCCCGACAGAATCAAGACTGGCTGCGGTTCGTTGTCGAACACATTGGCGCTGCTCAATTCATTCGTGGCGAAGTAGTCGCATAGCACGCCGATAATGTCGTCTGCCTCGGCCCCGGGCACAGACAGCACCTTGTACGGAAAGACCTCTTCCAACTCACGCTTGAGGTCATACAAGGAGTCGAAGATCAACGACCAGTTGGTGTCTGACTCGACACGATCACTATGGCGCTTCGCCTTGTAGTACGGAAAGTATCCCTTGCGCCACGACTTGTTGTCGGTGCAGATGATCATTTCACCGAACTCGTTATGGAACTTCATGCGATTGGCGCGCAACGAATTCAGGATGATGTGCTTCAACAGCGGCACATGCTCCTCGGCAAAGTGGGCCACCTCTTTTGGTCCCATCTGGGCCATGAGGCTGGATATTGCGATCTGATTAAAGTCAACTAGAATAGGAATTTTAGTCTCCGCTGCGTATTTTGGCCCACGCAAGTTTTGTGGATTGAGCCATCATCATGCTACCCTCAGAAGAATTGTATCTGCATTCACACGGCCGTTAGGCGTGTATTCAACCGCCTTTACGTCATCCAGCAACTTACGCAAAGACACCTTTCCACCCTCTGCAACCTTCGTCAGCACCTGCTCAGGCTTGCGAAGTCGCTTTTGCTTTGACAGTTCGGTGTCAAAGTTGATAATCTTGGTACCCTTCACTCCGAGACCCTGCGACCCCGTAGCACGATACACCGCCAAGACGCGAGTCTTGGTGTTGAACGTCCAGAGTTGATCCGCACCGATGATATCAGGTGCAGCAACGGACTTCACCTTGAACGCATCGTCAGATTGCTTGTACTTCATCTTCGCAACCTGCACAGATGCGGGCTTCGCCTTACGCTTGCGCGGCGCCCGGTTCACCTTCTTGAAGGTGCCGTAGTCCACTGCCTGATTCTTGATCGCAGCAAGCCACTTCACCAACTCACCAATCTGCTTCTTGGTAAAGTTGCCGTAGCCGTCCTTAAGCTCGACATCCTTGGTGATCAGGACGGTACCGAACTCCTTGATCTTCTCGTCGCACCACGCAACGATAAACGGGATGTAGGCCTGCGGCAGTTCCTTGCCGCGAAGGTAGTTGTAGAACTCCTTATCGCTAGTCCACTTGCCCTTGCCGTAGATGTAGTTGTCAAGCTCGCCCTCAAAGTCACCGAGCATGGACTGCACCTTCTCGCGCATGAAGTCTTGAACCGACTTCACTGGCGCCGCAGCAGCAGTCTTGGAAGACGCCGCCGCCTTCGCCACAACATCCTTGCCATCAATGGTAGCCTTCAGCTTCGTAAGACGATCTTCGACCGCCGCAGCGTGACCAGCAGACAACGTTGCACCATGCACCAGAAGCCGCGCACACCACGCGATGGTCTTTGGTACCTCGTCGTTGTCGAGCGCCTGAATGCCAGCAATGTATCGCTTGTCGAGGTGTTGCTTCTTGCCAAACTCCACGAGGTACTTGCGAGCGTCCTTGATATCGCAGTTCATGCCATACCAATGAAACGCTCGGAGCAGCTTGCTCTGGTAGTCAGCGGCCTCAGCCTTGATGCTGGGCGCGTTCGGTTCCTTACCACCAACCAGATCACTTACAACACTAGCAGTCTTTGCAATGCGTGCCATGTCTATGCCTTTTCAAAGCCAATCACAGAGTTCCACTTGAACGAGCGCCATGCCTTCTTGTCCAGATCAAAGACGGCACATGCCTTTTCTGCCCGTGCCTTCGCCGCATCTTCGGCGAAAGGACGGTCATCCATCACGCGCAACCGCTCATCCGATGATGGCATGTACTTTTCGATGACATCCGGATCACGGGTGCATAGCATATCGCGAATCGATTTATCCGCCTTGACAAATCGAACGCGGAAAAGACCGCGCGAAAGCAGGTGCGCGAAAGCATCCTTATCTTGTTGCGTTGTAAGATTCAGAACACTCACCGTCACATACGCTACTTCTTCCATTGCCGCAATCTCCGATTGTGGTTGATTCCACGTGAATGCAAAAGGCTGCATCGTTACAAAACGAGTAAGCATGATTATACACTAAAAAGGAAAAGACCGCAACTAGTCGCGGCCTTAGCTGGGCTTGTGTCAAACCTCGTTGATTAGTGCGTCAAGGTCCATCCACGGGGAGCCAGTTTCCCGCACAAGAGGCGACTCATGGATCTTCTGCGCTTGTTTTCGACTGATAGCTTCGACACTCAGGACAACCTCTCCCAAATACATCTGGTCAAACTCAGTCACAGCCACAGAACCATCATCTACCTTATTGGCTTTTGCAAACCACTCCACAGCCTCCTTTTCACTCTTGGCCTCAACCAAATAGCGAGACTTAAACTGTGACAAACCTTCAATCATTACCAGCATAACAAAGTCCTAAGTTGGAGCGGGATGCGGGAATCGAACCCGCGACCGAACCTTGGCAAGGTCCTGAGTTACCACTACACCAATCCCGCTTTGTCTCTAGAAGAAACTCGGCCGCATGGCGCGAACGAAATCCTCAAACGCTTCGCGCAGGGCGACTTCGTTGAAGTCGGTTTCCTCAACCTCCACCGCCTTGTCAAAGCTGCGACGAGTACGGCTGTCATCCTCTTCACTTCGCGTAAGATCACCCACCGAAAAATTCACGAACACTCTCATGGTATTGCTCCTTTATTTAGTCCCATTTCGTTATGTCGCCGTGCTTTTCGTCGGTCCATTCTGCAACCGCAAAAGCAACGTTGACGATCCACCACACCACCAGACAAAAGCCGACCAGCTTGGCCAATAGCAGCCCGCCCGCGGCAATGAAGGCCAGAATCTTGAGGTCCATGAATGCACCCACAAGGGCCAGGACCAGAAAGCCAAACCACGCGAGAACGGCGACGACTAAAATCCGCAATGTCTTGACTGCACTCATTTGTTTGGCTCTGCTACAAACGTATCCTCGGCCATTAGCTTGAATACGCGAGGATCGGCAGGAGTAGCAGGCTGATTCCAGACAGTAATGAACCGCTTCCCGTCGATCACTTTTGTTTGTACGAAATTGGAGGTGAAAACGACCTCACCAGTCCTGACATTCCGTAGCTTTCGAATTAGTTCTTTCATACCTCACCTCACGCAAACACCTTCACTCTCCAGTCCGAACCATGCTTCGCAGCGAGCCATTTGAGGGCCGTCACCTGATGCTTGCACTTGCGGCGGAAGCCGTACCCCACGCAGTCGCACTCCACCAGTCCCGACGAATGCACCGACAGACGATGCTCGCCCTTTTCTCCGCGCACGATGATATACTTAGTGCCGTAGATAGAAGGCGAACCACGAACCTTGCCGAGCACCTCGGACGCCACGACGTTCTTGAGGGCGATCACCGAGACTGGATACTCCGGACGACCCGTCAACAGGTTGAACGTATCCTTCGGCTCCCATCCCGTCCCACGAACGATGGTGCCTTCGTAGACAGCATCGCGGAACGGTGTGGTGGCATGGATGTAGTCATCCGGATGCCGCACCGTCACTCGGACCCGCTCGCCAATGTTCATGCATCACTCCTAATGTCGCGGCCAACACGCAAGTCCCACATTTCTTCCTGAGCCTGCGTCATCGCTTGATCGAACCCATCCGAAAAGGCCTGAATGAGGGCCTGGTCGACCTTCTCCATAATCAGACCAACATCAACGCCATCAAGAATCATGGTCTGAATGTCAAGTGCAGTCACATGCGTCATACGTTTTGCTCATCCTTAAGGCGATCGGCCAAGACCGCCTCTCTCTGATCTTCGAACAGACCCTTCATTTCTGGATGAACCGACTGCCAGCAAGCATTGTCATATCCTGCCCGGGCACCTTCTTCGAAGATATCGTCCATCATGGCCAATATTTCGCGCCGCGCCATTACAGGCGTCAATTGACCAGTATACACTTGGCCCAAAAGACTTGTAAGACTAGGCTTTTTCATACACAGTACCCCTCATTGCGAAGATATTGCCGAACGAGTTCCTCAAGCGGCTCACCACGATACAACGCCTGCATCATCTTCTCCTGCAGGTCAGTCCTTTTGGGCCAACCAGCATGTCGCTCGTTCAACTCCTCAATCAAATCCTCGTCATCGAAGTCACTAAGATCAATTTCAACTTCGGTGTAGATTGTTCTAGACATTAGTCCCACCCTCGCCCACGAAAGAAATCGAACCAAGCACGCAGCCACTCGACTGCATTCTCAAACTTCTCCTTCATCTTTCTCAGCACGGAACTGCTCCTTGTAAATGTCCATCAGACGATTAGTGATCCAAGCCTCAGGGTTCGCCTGGCCCGACTGCACATTGAAGGGCATTTCACCGGCTTCACGAAAGTGGTGAAACAGTTCCTCCAAATGTGCCTTTACAATGCCGCGATCCCATTGAAGCATGGCCGCGTAAAAACGGAGGTGTTGAAGCGGAATCATTCGACGTCCTCGTTGGGACCAACATCGGGATCGTAATTGACGCGACCCATCGTGCCACAATGGTAACAAGCGTGCTGCACCTCGCGGCCATCCTCTTCAATGAGAATGTACCCATACCCGTCACATTGCGGGCATTCCCACGTGCGCGGACGTTCAGTCATGCAGAAACCTCTTCACTGGAAAGAACCGCTATTATACGGCAAACGGCGAAGCCTGTCAAGCGGCAACCCATTGATTTGTAAGGAGAAAATTCTCCTTTAGAATCAACGACTTACTATGACGCCTCTTGTATGACGAGGACTTGGGGGTTCTGCCCCGTCATGTCAAGGAGCGTGATCAGAGCATTCGGAAATGACGCGATTGCCCAATCGACTGCCATGCCGCGCGGCATGCCACCGTAAAATTGGTGACCGTTCGAATACAGCTCAACATTATCACCGTTTAGATTTGAAACAATGGCGACCCGGCCGACATGGAATGTTTTCATTCTCTCTCCCCATATGGAGTCAACTTCGGTTGATCTTCTGGAACCACCACGCCAGGCGACCTCGCCTGGGCCTTATAATACTTATCGTTCGGCACGGCCACGATCATCACCGAATCTATTGTTTGCTTGAATGCATCGATGTTCGGTTGGCTATACTTGATGATCGCACAGGTAGTATCTTCGCCATTCTCCAGACGATCAAGCTTCGACAGCAACGTTTCAAGGTTGCGCCGAGACAGATAGATAGTTTCCATTACAACTTTTCTCCCTTTGAAAACCCACGAAAACACTTGAACACAGGAAAGCGCAGACTGTAGGTGTCGCTATTCTTGGACTTGGTGATCGCGTCAGACTGCACCTCGACCAACTGCCCAATCACAGCACTCGGGTCTGCCCAAATGTCCTTACGCAGTTCGTCACTAAGGCCACCGCCTACACTCACGACGATCTTCTTACCATCCTCAACCCCCTCACACAACAGCGCGCCGAGGCTGCCCTTGTTCTTGGAGTCGGCATCACCTTCCTTGACTCCGACCACCTTCAGCGTCACTTCGATGAAGGGCTTGACCTTGAGCCACGCGGCGCCACGCTTGCACTCGTACGGGGCCTTCGGATCCTTGATCATAATCCCCTCAAACTTGCCAACAATCGCTTCTGCATTGATGCGACGAAACTCCTTTTGACCTCGCTTAGTGCTAAGGTCAATCTTCTCGTATGCAAGCACGTTCACGTTCGGTAGATTCACACCGACACGCTCCTGCCACATTTGCAGCGCGACTCGCCGAGCCAGTTGCGGAACCTTGTAGAACCCCGCCATGAAGTCCCTCAGCGGAATCATATCGAACAGGTTCAGAGCGGAATCGTCCGCATTCACGTTCGTCTTGCGACGGACCTGACGCATGAGGTCCTGAAACGACGCAGACTTGACCTCGCCATCGAACACGAACGGCTCCTTCAGACCTGTTGCAACAGAAGCAAACTGCTCCTTGATCTTGGTGAAGTTGTGCAGTTCCTTACCATTGCGGGAATACTGCACCACGTTGCCATTAGGGTAGACGACAGTCAGAACACGCACGCCGTCCACCTTAACGTCGATCAACACTTCACCCGTAATGCTAGGAAGCAGGACACCGTTTTCGTCAGTACCATCCTTCGCAAGCTGGCAAGTAAACGACTGGACGACTTCGACGCCGTGCAGTCGCTTGTATACCGTGTTGATCGTGCTGTCCGTCACACCGCACTTAAAGTCTTTGCGGAGAATGCGGCGATACCAGTTGTTCCACTGTTCGGGGAACGACTTGTTCATCAACGCTTCGATTGCTTCCTTCGCCGCATTGCCTGTAAGCTTACGCTGGTATAGCATGATAGCGAGAGCCTGAAACGCCCCCCACTTAATGCCCTGCGGCTTGACCGCGTAGACGCGCTTCGGCATGACCGGGACCTGCTTCACCCCGAAGGTGATCAGGGAGTCATACGCATACTTCGCGCCAAAGAAGAATTCCTCGTCGGCTTGTTCAATGAGGCGCTCCTTGTCCTTACGGCCAGGAGTGGCTTCAAGCTTGACGATCAGTTCCCACGGTTTCATTCTCGGTTTGCCTTCCAAAGCTCTTCATCCAGACGTTGGGGAAAGGTGTCATCACCATCATCCCCACTTATCAACCAATCGATACGGTGGGCGTAAACAAACGCCTCGTTCAACGTAAAGATTGCCCTTTCGAAACGAGAAACAACAGCATCAGGTAGTTGTGACCGATTTTCGTAGAGATACTCCTTGATATCGTCGGCGATGCGCTTAATCTCGTATTGCTTGTAGTCGAAATGTCCACCACTCATTTTCTTCTCCTCACTTCTTCCTATATGCAACGACTCGCCCGCTCTCGCAGAACACGCGGGCATACACCTCGCCCTTCCCCACAAACATCGCGACATGCTCGGCCGGGTTCTCGCCATAAATCTCAGGCTTTTCGGTCCCTCGACCATCCGCCGGCCACCAACGATTACCGCAGTGGTCACAATCCACTCCGGTTTCCACGCCGTCGAAATACACACCCAGCCCTTCGGCTACAGTATCCGCCTCAGCCACGTTATTCGCCTCAACGATAACGTATTGGCAAACACGGTCGTTCGTTACGAACGAACCACCCGAGTTGTTTTGAGAGTAGGTAAAGAACGGCACGATTATCTCCTAGAATCATTTCATCGCATCGATGCCCAGCGTAGCCATGTACGCAATGAGCTTGTCGCGTTGCTGTTCCAGTGCCGGCACTATGAACGAGCGGTCGATCTGGGTTTCGATCTTCTCGCCATTGAGACCTTGAAAGATGACATACGCAGGCCCAGGGAGCGGCTTAGCATATATGTCGATCAGATGATCCAGCCGCTCAAGGCCCTCAATCGTGTACTGCATGTTGACCAACGACGTACGGTGCTTCGAAAGCTCAATCATGGAATCATCCTCTTTGTATCAAAGATAAAAGTTTCGACGCGCTGGCGAAACTTCTCTGTAATGAGAAGCTTCCCGCTCATCGTAGCCTTGGCCAACTCAACCACCGCAAGCGCCTCTGCCAACTGTCTCTTGAGATTAGCCACCACAAGCGCATCTTCTGCATCTTGCACCCTGTAAGCCCGCGAGAACCAGTCATTCTCGGCGCGCAGACGAATCAGTTCCTCATGTGGGGTTTCTGTCATCTTCGTCCTCGTTTTTCGTGAGCGCAGCTTCGAATGCCTGCATCGTATTGAGCCGATCAGCACGAATGAGATCCATCACCTCATCAAACTTGGTCCATCCGTCAAGGGGCATAAAGATCGCGCCGGGGTCGCCATATAGGTCGTCAAATACACCAAGGGCCTTTTTGAGCTTGGCAGTGATTGCATCATGCTCCACCGCCAGCTTGGCCAACGTCTCCTTCTTTCCCACGATCAGGCCTCCGCCCATGCACGCACGAACGGGGCGAGATCCGTCTCCAGCCACTTCGCGAACTTCGCCGCTTCCTTCTTCGACATGACGCCGTAGCTATCACCGAAAGGCGAGTAGTAAAGCACTTCGTCGCCCACCATGTTTTTCAGGATCTTGAATTGCAGATGCCGATTTTGCAGATTGCGCTTCATTGTCTACGCTCCTTGAAGGACGTACCATACACAAAAACCAGGGAAGCGAATCATCGCCTCCCCAAGAGTCTCGGCACGAACATAGACCCACTCGGTCATGTCGCGATTACACATTGCCACTAGCATGCCTTGCACCTATTGACGATAGTTTCCGCACGACCCTTGTAGTAGGTGTGATCCTTGACGGTCGCCTTGA